GGTGTGTTCTTTCTTTTAGCAGTACCTTTAGAGATACCTTGTTTTAGTCTACGATAGTCATCAACAAACTTAACAATAACAGGATCAGCAATTGAGTCTAGCACCTCTGGTGAGACACCTTCTTCAATAGCAAATTCTCTAATAGCAACAGCTGTCTCTTCATTAAAGTCAGGAATCAGATCAGGAATAGATTGGTTAAAGTATTCAATTTGACTTTGCCATTCTTTTTCATTCTGTTCTTGTTCTTGCTTTTGAAGATTNTCTACTAAGCCTTCACGTTGATTACGTGCAGCCCAATAGTTTTTCTGTGCTTGTTCTCGTTTATCTTTGAGTTCGTTGACCTCATATGTATCACCATCTTCACGAGCTTTTTCAATAGCTGATTCGATCTTGTGGTACTCTTTAGAAAGAGCCTGTTCATTTGAGTACAGTATAGCAGCAGATGCCTTAGACATAGTTTGAATCTCTTCAACCTTTCCTTGGTATTCTTCTTCTAACTGTTTTCTTGCGTCACCGAGTTCACGACCCTTTTGAGAAAGATGTTGTTCAGTAGAGTAACCTTTAATAAGATCACCAAAAGATACTTCAGTGTGTTCGCCATCAATCTTGACAACAACTTTAGCATCCAGATCTAAATCATCAGTAGCATACACATCAGGTTCATTGGTAGCGGATTCATCATCAGCATCGTCATCTTCTGTGTCTTCTTCTAATTCTTCAATCTCGTCTTCATCATCTTCGTTATCGGCTTCTTCAGATGCATCTGGGTCTTCTTCATCTAATTCTTCCGTGTCTAACTCAGGTACTTGCTCATTGGGTAGAGTATCTACAAAATCAGAGTTTTGTATAATGTCAGCCAGCAAAGCCTCTTCAGTTTGACTATCCGTTGCTACAGGGTCATCCATTTGGGTAGAATCTGCGGGTGCTTCGGTATTGTTATCCATTTGCTACCTCCTTCTTTTTGGTAGGTTGCTTTGGAATAATTTCATTCACCTTTTGTGAATTTAGTTTTTCAGTATAATGAAGAACAAGAGCGTGTAAGTGTAATAGCTTATCAGAATTTAATTTTGCCTTACCTGCGCTACGCATAGAGTCATACTCTAATGTGTTAATCATTTCCTTGTAATTCGTTAATAAGTCCTCGATCTTAATCGGTCTCATTATTGTCCTCCTGTAGGTGGGGAATGTTTTTCCCGTACATCTCAAAGTTCATCATTTTCTCTTTGACACTTCCTAGTGCCATAGCAGAAGAGTAGAGAAACTCACGAGACTTAGTTTCATGCGGCTCCGTCTTGAGCCATTCTATGAAAAAGTCAACTAAGACTTCACCATATACTTCGTCAAAGAATCCATCCCTTTCCTTAGCAGCAAAATGCCCTCTTACGTGGGCTTGTCTTGCTAGTTCTTCGGGATGGATCTTTTGATTTCCGTATGATTTATTATTACCCAGCTTCGTCTCAGCTGTCTTGCGGTATTTGTCCATAATGTTATTTACATCATCTCCTGTGTAGGTCCTTGAGGTGCCATGTTTTGTTGTGGCTGAGGTTGAGGTGGGTTTAGAATCTGCCTAGCTAACATAATGATCTGGTCATACGCAGGGTGTTCTGGTAGTGTTGCACCCTCTTTAGTTGCTTTGATTCCTAACTCAGCCCACTCCTGGAAGTGTTTATCAATAGACACTGCAAGTTGTTTAGCATTATCGTCTTGTGTGTTCTTAGCCTGAGCATCAGTATATATTACATTAGATTCTGATAGAGAGGCTTCTGCTTCAGCTTTACGTTGAGCCAATGCGTTCTGCCTGAGCAGCTTGGCTTGACCTTGCATAGCTTGCATTGCCTTTTCCTTAAACTCTTCTGTATTGTAATCTTCTAAGAAGTCATTACTATCTATATCCATAGCTTCTATTAATTTAGTAGCAAGTACTGCAGCAGCTTCTGGTTTAATAACCATACCCGCACCCTGTGCATTAAGAGCAGGGAGAATCTCTGCAGCAATACGACTATACTTACCTATCAAAGAGCTATTAGAGTTTTCACCAATATCCAGCATAACCTCTACATCCATGTTAGAAGGTAGCTTTGAAACATTAATAGACTTAAGAGCACCATTCATGTTGTAGTTCATATCTTCTTTCATGTTCTTGTGCATAGTAGAATACACACCACTGANTAGGCGTTTAAACCCNGTTTCAGCAAACCGTCTTGCAATATGNTGAATGCGTTTCTGTGCTGCTGATTGAACAGCAGATAGNTTTTGCTCAGAGTTNCCTGATACATAAAGTGTATCATTAAGACCTTGTGCAGCTTTAGACATACCAGTAGCTTGTTCNTTAATCATCTGTAGATGCTCAAGTAGAGGCACTGTACCTGTAGAGATAGTCTCTGGTGGTAATGCTGCTACTGCCCCTACAGGAGACCCATTAGTTGGTATGATCTGCTTTGGCTTCATGTTCTGCAATGCAGAGAAATCTACCACGTTAGGATCAGCCAGCTTAGGCGAATAGTTAGTGAGGTATGTATTCTCTACAAAGCCACGTAGGATAGCTGTCGATGCTAATGTAGAACTACGTGTNAAATCTGCCATTGATAGNCCATAGTATTCAAATGGAATATCAATAGGTACAATAGATGCTAGTGGTACTTGTTCACAATCTTCTTCAAAGAGGATATGAGAACCTGCAATAATAAAGTGTTTTAGCTCTGCAATTCCATCACCATCACGATCAACATGCATCCAGCACTCTGTAACAGAAACTTCAATGTTTGCTTCTAATGGGGTTAGTTCTTGCTGCATAGATCCTTGAGTATACTCTTGACCTGTAATCTGTTTACGAGCAGCAATATCCTGAGAGTATTTTAAACTACCAGACCATGACTCGTCACCAAGCTCGTCCCATGCATCAATGTTCTCAGCCATTTCAGGATAGAACTTACGAATCTCTGAGCGTGTCATCTCTGTCTGTGTTCCAACAAAAGATGCATCATCAATATGTGTAGCATCACGAGAGATACGGAAGTTCTCTGGTGGGATTAACTCAAGCTTAACTTTTGATTTATTAATACGCTTACGAATACGTACATCGATATACATCAACTCTGCTTCAGGTTGTTCCTGGAAATGTATCTGAGGATTCAAACACATTCTCAAACTGAAGATCACCTACAATCTCGACACCATCTTCTGATAGTAGATCATCTAGGTTTGGTTGACTAATCTTTTCGTATTCTTCAAATACATAATCAAAGTCTTCAATATAGCCCCAACGAATAACAGCATTCTTCCATAACAGAGCAGATTTCATCCACTGCTGCATGATTTCCCAACCATTGTTCTTTTTAAAAATACAATAATTAGTAATATCTGAAGCATCCTTTGCAGACTGAATTGCTGCAGGTGTGCTATCGTAAGGTACAAATCGTGCTAATTTCTTGTTTGTTAGAAACAAATCTGATAATACTGCTGTATATGCTTCAACTACTTCTGTCGTAGACGTATCTACAATAGTACTAACACCCTGTGGTGCTAGGTGGTAGTCAGCGACACCAGCGTATTCATACGTTGCTTTAAGTCGTTCTCGTGCTAGCTCTGATGAGTTTAACCAATCACCAGTAGAGTTCTGTACACCAGATTCTACCATGTTAATTAGTTGCTCATCACTAACAACTTCTTTATAGCCCTGAGGGGAATCCATTATCGTTTACCTCCAGTGCCAGAATAGATAGGCTTAGCCTTCTCTAGTTCCTTTAAAGTATAAGAACCAGCTTTTGGCAACGGAGCCTGTGGCTTCTTAACTTCTTTTTGTTTGTGTGTTGTTTCTACAAATCTAGACATTACCACTCCTGGGTTCTCAATCTAATTATTATGTTCTATACTTTTTAATTTTCTTTGCAATCTTTTTTGGTTGGCTACTATGTTGTATTCCCGCTTTAGTATCTTTTCTCTTAGCCCTAGTAGTAGCGGCCCTTTCTTTTGCTGAGAGACCTCCCACAGCTTCAGCTGGCATATAACGCTCTCCAGTCGCCAACGGACCTTGAGTAGAAGGTCTACCACTTGGTGTCCTCCATCTCTGCTTTCCCCATTTCTTTAGGCTTATTTGAGGTGCTCTTGGTGCCATTAGTCTCTATAGCCTCCACCATTCGCTTTATACTGCTTAGCAAGCATTTGCGCCTTTCGTGCCGACCATTGGCCTGGACGACCTCCCTTACCACCCGCTTTAATCTTATTA